CATGCCCTTTTCAATCATGCCCTTTTCAATCAATTCAGTTGTACGATAAAATCGTACAACTGAAAACCATCCCCGTCGCCGATCACCCAGACCGCCACTATTCAACTGTACGAAAAAATCGTACGGTTGATTCTCCCCGTCGAAATGTTACATTGTAATCATGGCAGCAGATAACGCACCACTCGCACACTTTAATTATGAAATCGCGTTCGAGACTGTTCTCGAACGGATGATGGAGAAAGTTTCATTCATCAACGCTGTTCGCGAAGACCATCGAAACATTAATCCCGGCTCGATGATGCACTGGATCCTTGCCAACCCTGAGCGAAAAGCCAGATACTACCAAGCACTCGAAACCCGAGCGGAGCTTCTTTCGGAAGAGATCATTTCCATCGCTGATGGCGTTGATACGATGGAAGACATTGATCGCTCTAAGTTTCGTTGCTCCGAGTATCGCAAGCAAATGGCAAACTGGAACCGCAAACGTTTTGGAGATGTCAAGCAGATCGACGTGACCCAATCTATCTCGATTAGTGCAGCCATCGAAGAAGCCGACCGTCGCGTATCTTCCCTCTACCTCGACAACGTAACGGATGTAACCTAATGACCAATGCCGAAGAAGAACAACGCCTCATGGCGGCACTTATGTCGGCAAGGGTACGAGACGACCTCGAAGCATTCGTTATGTTCGTTTTCCCTTGGGGGAAGAAGGGCACACCGCTTGAGTTCTTTACAGGGCCTAAACAGTGGCAGCGGGACATCCTGCGTCGTGTAACCGAAGCCGTTCGTCTCAACAAGGCGGCCCTCCATCGAGACCTCTACGATGTTATGAAGCATGCCGTGTGCTCTGGCCGTGGTATTGGTAAGTCTTCCCTTGTCGCATGGTTAATCCTGTGGATGATGACCACTCGCATTGGCTCGTCTACCATCGTATCCGCTAATAGCGAAGCCCAGTTGAAGTCGTACACATGGGGTGAGTTGGTCAAATGGACGACGCTGGCCATACACTCGCACTGGTTTGATGTGTCATCGTTGAAGATCGCACCTGCTCAATGGCTGGCCACCATCGTTGAGCGTGACCTAGGGATTGGTACACGGCAGTGGTATGCCGAGGGGAAACTCTGGTCGGAAGAGAACCCTAACTCGTATGCAGGTGCTCACAACATGATCGGCACCATGTTGCTGTTCGATGAGGCCAGCGGTATCCCCTCGGTCATCTGGGAAACAGCTCGTGGGTTCTTAACGGACCCTACACCTGATCGCTATCAGTTCGCTTTCTCCAACGGTCGTAACTCTGAAGGATACTTCTACGACATCTTCAAGGGCAAGAAGCAGGGATGGACCTACCAGCACATCGACGCACGGCTCGTAGAACACACCGACAAGAAGGTCTATGAGGAGATCATAGCCGATAACGGCGAAGACAGCGATGAGGCAAGGATCGAGGTTTACGGCCAGTTTCCGCGCATCGACGATGTTCACTTTATTCCTGAAGAACTGATCGACGCAGCGATTGCTAGACCAAGACACAATGATCCCGATGCAACTGTCGTTATTGGTGTTGACCCTGCTGCTGGTGGTCGAGACCATGCTGCCATCGTCGTCCGTAAAGGCAGGGACGTGATTGACCTAAAGCGGTTCAAGACGGATGACCTCATGGATGTCGTTGGTGAAGTGATCGTGATGATCAGGAAGCATAATCCTAACCTAACCGTGATTGACGAAGGGGGTTGTGGCAAAGGCGTTATTGATCGGGTCAAGGAGCAGGGCTACAAGGCCAGAGGAGTTAACTTCGGCTGGGCATCATCTAACAAGGCTGTGTGGGCCAACAAGCGGGTCGAGATGTGGGACAACATGAAGGACTGGTTAAAGGATGCACACTTGCCCAAGAACAAGCAGTTGAAGGATGAGCTGCTGTCAGCTCGTGAAGACAAGAAGGGATCGCTGGGGCAGATGAAGCTGATGATGAAGGAGGACACGCGCACTCGGTCTGTTCCTTCGCCTGACATAGCTGATGCATTGGCAACCACGTTTGCATACGATGTGTTCATCCCAATGGAGAACAAAAATAGTCGTAGAGTTTTTGAAGAAACTGATTATTATGGTGAAACGGTTTCTCAATCATGGATGGCTTATTGATGGGTAAAATGAAATCCTCCGCTGGTAAGCCAGCGATGGTTAAGCAAGTGGGTAAGTCGATGAAGGACATGCCTGCCAAACCGATGAAGCCTTCTGGTAAACCAACGAAGGCCAAGGTCGCGAAGACGATGGTCAACATGTTGGCAACAAATGCGCCAGCACCAGGGTCGTCCGTAATCCCCGGTAAGCGTGGTAAGAAGGCCAACCCATCGTCAACAGTAAAACCATCGACGATGAAGATGAAGAAGCCTAAAGTCGGAGCGATGGCGTCGCTGATTAATCAGACCAACAGTTAAGGCGGACAATGATCGAGTTACCCAATGCGATCAAACCGAAGGACTCTGACGATGACATGAGCGACGATGAAAATCGTCTCGTTATCATGCGGAAGCGGTTTACTGCGGCTGTGTCGGCCCACTCGCACAACCGCACTGTCCAGCTGAACGATCTGAAGTTCATGGCGGGTTCCCCAGACAATCACTATCAGTGGCCTGAATACGCTGTCCGCACACGTGGCTCGAACAACGGTACGTTCAATCGGCCGATGTTAACGATCAACAAGTTGCCGCAGCACGTCAAGCAGGTAACGAACGATCAACGGCAGAACAGACCGTCGGTAAAGGTTGTCCCTATCGACGATAAGGGCGACGTAGAGCTTGCCAAAGTGTTCAACGGCATTATTCGCTACATCGAGAACCGCTCGTGCGCTGACGTGGCCTATGACTCGGCGTGTGAGAACCAGCTAATCATCGGTGAGGGCTACATTCGCATTCGTACCGAGTATGCGGATGAGAACTCATTCGATCAAGAGATCAAGATTGATCGTGTCCGTAATGCGTTCTCCGTATACATGGACCCCAACATCGACGACCCCACGGGACTAGATGCCCAATGGTGCTTCGTTAGCTCGTCTATCCCCCGTGAAGAGTTTAAGAAACGGTACCCAGACCAGCACGAGTACTTCTATTTTAGCCAATCGGGGATCAATGATCCTGATCGCATGTACTGGGGCGATCAAGAGCAGGTGCGGATAGCCGAGTACTTCTACATCGAGAACGTTGCCGATACGCTGTGCGACTATGGTAACGGGCAGGTGTTCTTAAAGAGCTCGGACGAAGGTAAGCAGGCTAAAGAGCAGTATGGCAAGCCCGTTCGTGAACGGAAGACCATGCGTCGTACGATCAAGTGGTGTTTAACCAACGGCTACAAGATTCTTGAAGAGACCGAGTGGGCAGGGAAGTACATTCCCGTCGTACGGGTCGTTGGTAACGAGTTCGAGATTGACGGTAAGGTCCATGTGTCAGGACTGGTGCGCAACTCGAAGGATGCCCAGCGCATGTACAACTACTGGGCATCGCAGGAAGCTGAGATGTTGGCGCTGGCCCCTAAGGCTCCGTTTATCGGATACTCAGGGCAGTTCGACGCGTTCCGTCAGAAGTGGGAGACGGCGAACACAAGCAACTGGCCGTACCTAGAGGTCTCTGCTGACGCAAAGGACGGCACTGGGGCCACGTTACCATTGCCACAGCGGTCAGCACCACCTCAAGCGCAGATAGGCTTGATTGAGGCTAAAAAGGGTGCTGCAGAGGATATGAAGAACACTACGGGGCAGTACAATGCCTCGTTGGGCATGACCAGCAACGAACGGTCGGGTAAAGCGATCCTTGCACGTCAGCGTGAGGGCGACACGGGTACGTTTCACTACGTCGATAACTTTGCACGGGCGATCAAGTCGGTGGGTAAGCAGCTGGTTGATCTGATTCCGAAGATCTACGACACCAGTCGTGTGATGCGGATCGTCGGGGAAGATGGTGAGTCGGAGTTGGCGGAGATTGATCCGACGCAACAGCAAGGTGTGACCCCAGTTCAAGACCCGAACAACCCTGCGATCACGATTAAGAAGATCTACAACCTCGGTGTTGGTCAGTTTGATCTGATTGTATCGACTGGACCGGGTTATGCGACCAAACGGCAGGAAGCATTGGAGTCGATGGCGCAGTTGCTGCAAGGTAATCCGCAGTTGTGGATGATTGCTGGGGATCTGTTCGTCAAGAACATGGATTGGCCCGGTGCATCGGACATGGCGGAGCGCCTTAAACGCTCGATGGATCCGAAGCTGCTACAAGGGGATGACAAGACTCCTGAGTTCCAAGCCGCTCAGCAACAGATTGAGCAGATGGGTCAGCAGATGCAGCAGATGCAGCAGATGTTGCAAGGGTTTGGTAAGTCTTTGGAGGTTGAGAAGTTGAAGATTCAAGCATATGATGCAGAAACCAAGCGCATTTCTGCCATTGCTGGTGGGTTTGACGAACAGCAAGTGAGAACGCTAGCGTTGGAGACCATGAAGGAAGTCTTGCAAATGGGTGATTTGTCTATACAATCGCAGATGCAACAGGGTATGCCGCAAGAACAACCAATACCGCAAGGTATGCCTCAAGGACAACTAGCTGACCCAAGTCAACCAATGGTCAGTCCAATGGAGGGTGTCTAACGATGGGTTCATTTGTAGGTGTATACGAGAAATTAATTCACGCATACGCGCAAAACACTAACGGTACATACATTTTCCCTACAGGTGGTCGCCCGTTTGTTGATTGGCCCGGTGGCCAAGGTACTTTCTTTGTTTCAGGAACCATCGCAGCCAGCTCGAACGTTGCATTGCAGGTGTTGGGACCAGATGATGTGACATGGTTTAACGTAGGTGTAGATACGACCAAAACGAGTTCAGGCGCAGGGAACTTCGCGTTACCTCCTTGTCGGCTTAGAGCGGTTGTCAACATTGGTGCGACAGGAACAACCAACGTCCACGCGTCGATTGGTAGAGTCGTACTGTAATGTTCCCTTACAACACACTGATTACGGAAAGCCCAACGGGTGAGTTGTGTCAGACGACAGACGGTGCAAAAGCCTTCCTTGAAACACTTCCATATAACCCAGTAATCGTTGTCTCGCATAAACGGGCACTTGCCAACGCTAGGCAAGAGTCGATGATTACTGGGGAAGGTTGGAAGATACCGTACCAACAAGACACTCGTTATTGGGACTCCTCAAACATCCCTAACCTCCCATCGTATGCTGACAGCGATGGTGTTCAGATGGCCGTTTGGTATAACCAGGCCAACCTCAACTTGAATTTGACGGGTTTGGCGCAGATTACGCCAGGAATGTCAATGAACTACGAGACAATGACTGGGGCAGGTATATTCCCTTGTTTCCAAAACACGTCTGCCGGTCTTCAACATGCAAATACCTACGACGGTAGCTTCACTTGGATTGGCTTAGTCCGTTTTTCCAATGGTGGCGCTAACGTCACGAGTGGGAACTGGAGAACTACGGGTTCGAACTTCCTGATAGACGGCCGAATCGGCACCAGTAATGATGATTTGTGCATGGGTGTCGACACGAACTTCATCTGGGTTGGAATGGGCACCGCTGGTGGAGCTGACACGTTTCTCCAAGGTACCTACGACGTTGTCGAGCCCGGTTTTGCAGACCCTAAACTTGTCGTACTCCGTCGTGATGCTACCACGGGAACTGTTGCGTTAAGAATAAACAAGATCAATGACGGTTCTGCTGTTATGACTACTGGTAGCCTTGCAAATATGCCAAACATAATGATGAAACCCGTGACGGGTGACAGTCGTATTTCAGAGTTGTACTTGTATAATGATTACATCGACGATGCGACTCTGCTCCAAATTGAAAACGATTTCCAAGCTTTTTACGACTTGAGTATTTAAAAACTTATTGAAGTGTTTTTAAAAATGTGTTAACCGTATCTTACCGGTGAGGCTCATCGGGTGAATCAAACGATTCGGGAAGCAAATGAGCACTGAAGATCAAGAATTTCACGATACCAGCACTACAGAAGAACAGACTACGGCCACGCCTACCGAAGAAAAGGCGGAAGAAGTACAACAACTGACGCAACGCCAGTTGGACGAGATCGTTGAAAAGCGCCTCAGCCGTGAACGTAAAAAGTTTGCTCGTGAGCGCGAGGAAATGGCGAGATCGCAGCAACAACAGACTTATCAGCTTGAAGAACCAAACCCAGATCAATTTAAAGACAATCAGTCTTACATTGAAGCTGTTGTTGAGTTCCGCTCGAACCTAAAAGCTGAACAGAAACTGTTTACAAAGACTTTGCAGACTAAGAAAGACGAGGCTGCGGAGAAATACGACGATTATTACGAGGTGATCAATCGGGATGATCTGCATTTTACAAGCGCAATGGTGGAATCCGTCATTGACTCGCCTAATTTTGCAGATGTGACCTACTACCTCGCCAATAATCCAGATGTTGCTTTGAAGATCTCTAAAATGACTCCGTTGAAGCAAGCTCGTGAAATGGCACTGCTTGAGGATACGGTGAAGAAAGAACTAAAAAATGAAACTAAATCCGAAAAAGCTAAAGTGACCTCATCCAAAGCCCCTCCCCCCATTAAGCCTGTCAGAGGCGGTGATTCTCGTGTTATCGACGTTGATAACCCTGATGACGATGTTTCAATGGACGACTGGGTTCAAGCTTGGAAAAAAAAGGTTGCTTCTAGGCTTTGACGGTTCACCCGCTTTAAGGAGCCATCATGTCGAATACGTTACTTACTAACTCTATTCTGACGAAAAAACCGCTTGCCTTGTTAAGCAACAACTACGTTGCTTTGCGCGCGGTTAATCGTCAATATGACTCCAGTTTTGCGAATTCTGGTGCGAAGATCGGCGATACGCTGAACGTTCGCCTGCCAGAGCGTGTGTTTACCGCTCGTGGTGCAGCGTTGCAAGTTCGTGACACGGAACAGCGTTCTGTTCCAGTTACCGTAAGTGAACAATACCAAGCGTCGGTTAATTTCGCCAGCGCCGAGCTTGCGTTGAAGATGGAAGACTTCGAGGAGCGTGTACTTGCCCCTCGTATGGAGCAGCTGGCGTCCGACATGGACACTCAGGTGCTGAGCAACTACTGGCGCATTCCGACGACGGTTGGTACGCCTGGTACTGCTCCTGCGACCACTACTGTTCTTCTTCAAGCGATGCAGCGTTTTCGTGAGGAAGGTTATGGTAACAGTCCGAAAATTAGTTTGTTGTTGAACCCATCGACAAACACATCGTTGATCCCAGCATTGCAGGGGTTGTTCAATCCAGTTGATAAACTGACTCGTCAATTTAACTCTGGTTTGGTTGCTGAAGGTATTCTTGGCTTCAAGGAAATTTCGGTCACGGCCTCGTTACCAAACCATACCAACGGATCGTGGCAAAGTGCTGGTACTATTACTTTGTCTTCTACCCCGACCGAAGGTTCAAACCAAATTGGTATCAGCTTTACGGGAACCGCCACCTTTAACCGGGGAGACGTACTCACCATTGGTGGTTGCCGGTCGGTGAACCCCCTTACCCGTCTTAACACTGGTGTTTCTCGCTGCTTTACCGTTTTGCAAACTGTCACTGGTACAAGCAGTGCCACTTTAACTGTGTTTCCAGAACTGACGTCTCCTGCTTCTGGTTCTCCGTATACTACTGTCCATGCTATGCCTGGGTCTGGTTTTACCGTAACCATGCAAGGAACTGGTGCAGTTACTTACCAACAGTCGTTGGCACTTCACGAAGACGCTCTGTACTTCGTCACGGCCGATTTGGCTCTTCCGCAAAACGTTGAGCTGGCGAAGCGTGAGAATTACAAAGGTGTCAGCATGCGAATCGTTAAGAATTATGATATTAACAACGATACGCATCCGTTGCGCTTTGACATCCTTGCTGGTGATGGTGCTCTTCGCCCCCTCGGCGCAGTCCGTGTCTGGGGCGCACAAGTTTAATCTTAACCTTTAAAGGATATCGAACATGGCTTACGGTGTATACGGTTCAGGGGGGCAACTTAATGATGGTAACCCCAACACTCCGATTGTTATAACTCAAGGTCCAGTACAGACGGCTACTGCCACTGCGACGCTGACCCCGACGCAAGTGTCAAGTCGTATTCTGGTTGGTAACCCAAGCACGACTGCTGCCACCTACACGCTGCCGACTTTCACTTTGATGGAAACCGCGTTTAACAGCCCACAGCTCAACTTTGCTTTTGACCTGTATATTGTTAACCTCGGTACCTCGTCTGGTGTGATCACGGTTGCTGCTGGTACTGGTGTGGCGATTGTAGGAAGTGCCACCATTGCTATTACGAGCTCTGGCGGATTCCGTTTTGTTAAAACAAGTGCGACTGGCTACACGGCTTATCGCATCACTTGATCCTAACCGGTCGTGATGAAACCATCACGACCTTCTTTTATTATGGAAGTGGTCATGGAATACCTTTTACGTCATCCAGTACACGGTACGAAGACAGCTTCTCTACTTTTGGAAGTAGAAGAAGATATGGCGAACGGTTGGATAGAATTTATCTACCGAGACGGTGTCATGGTAGACAAGACTGACGAAACAGTCGAAGAAGAACCAGCTGAGGAAGAAATTACTGAGGAAAATCCAATCGAAGAGGAAGTGGTTGAGGAAAACCCAGTTAAAAGCAGAAAAAACAAACCCTCTTTCGTGGAGTAAAGTCTGATGACAACCGTCCAAGAGATTATTGACGGCGCGATGCGTTTGGCTGGCGTTGTTGCGGACGGTGAGACCATCACTGCTAAAGAAGCCCAAGATGCCCTGATGGCCATGAATCAGATGATTGAGGCATGGGCGTTAGAGGGCATCTTGTTATATGACCTCGACAAGCAAGTACTGACATGGCCTGCAGACACCGAACAGATTACAGTCGGTCCTACGGGAACTGTGGTTGGATATCGCCCGTTAGAGGTTAGCCGAGCAAGCTTCTTTCGTGATACCGTGAGCAACATTCGGTATAGCACTCGAATTGTGGGCGAGAAAGAGTTTTACTCTGTGGCGTATCCAAACGTCTCATCGACGTACCCCGAGATGCTCTACGTTAATTACACATACCCGAACGCAGAGATTAACATCTTTCCAAAGCTCACCACGGCAAAGGAGTTCAACCTTTTCTCCCGTCGTGAATTGACACAGCCTGCAAACCTAACGACTGTTTTGTCGTTCCCACCAGGATACTCGCAAGCGTTTAGGTTCAACTTGGCAACTGTGTTAGCTCCTGAGTTTGGTGTTCCTGTGTCCAACGACATCCTTCGTATTGCTGTGGATACCAAAGAGAAGATCCGACGGCTAAACCAATCGGTCAATGAGCTTAACAACCCGATCGGTGCTTCTCTCAGATACAACATTTACACGGATGGGTATCAATGAAGACGCCGATCCTAGGTGGGTCTTACGTTGCGGTTAGCACGAATGCCGCATGCAACCGAATGGTCAACTTGTACCCAGAGCTCAACGCTGAGGGTGGCAAAGAAACTGGATTTTTACGGAAGTGCCCAGGTTTGTCATTATTGGCGACTGTTGGCACTGGCCCTATTCGCGGGATGTATGTCTTTAAAGGTCTGATCTTTGTCGTGTCTGGAAGTCTTCTATATGCGATGGGTAACGATTATATCCCTATAATCATCGGTGGGATTGCTAATACTCAAGCTGTCAGTATGTCTGACAACGGTAATCAACTTTTTATTGCCGCTGACCCACGAGCGTATGTTTATGATTTTACGTTAAATTCAATGTTTGATCTTGGGGCGTATGATGTTGACTTTCAAGGTGCTAAATCGGTTGGTTATTTAGACGGGTATTTTGTATATATCGAACCGAACACTCAGAAGTTATGGGTGACAAGTATCTTAGACGGTACTCAGGTCGATCCGTTAGATTTCGCCAGCGTCGAAGGAGCGCCTGATAACCTTGTGTCACTACTGATCGACCATCGTGAGGTGTGGTTGTTTGGTACGAACAGCGTCGAGGTTTGGTATAACGCAGGTGCTGCTGATTTCCCTCTTCAGAGAATTCAAGGTGCATTTATTGAAGTAGGGTGTGCTGCCACCGCATCGCCAGCCAAAATTGATGGGGGTATCTTTTGGTTGGGGACCGATAGACGAGGTTCTTACAGTGTTTATCGAACCAATGGGTACAACTCGCAGCGAGTAAGCACCCACGCTGTTGAATGGCAAATCAATAGCTATGCTCGCGTTGATGACGCAGTTGCATTCTCATATCGTCAAGACGGACATGAGTTTTATGTCCTGTCTTTCCCGTCAGCAAACATCACTTGGGTTTACGACGCGGTGACTCAAACTTGGCATGAGAGAGGATATTTTAACACCTCAACATCTTCATACGAACGGCACCGCGCAAATTCTCATGTGTTTTACGATGGCAAGAACATCGTAGGTGATTACGATAACGGGAAGATTTACCAGTTGGATGGTAATACTTACAGTGATGACGGGAATCCCATTCGCTGGCTTCGTTCATGGCGAGCATTGGCACCGGGAACAGACGACCTAAAGGGTCAACTACACCACGGACTACGAATCGACTGTGAGGCTGGGGTAGGGTTGAACAGTGGGCAGGGAAGTGACCCTCAGATCATGCTGCGCTGGTCTGATGACGGTGGACATACTTGGTCGGATGAACGACAAGCAAGCATGGGTAAGATTGGGGAACATTACGAGAAAGTTAACTTCCGTCGGTTGGGTCAAACAAAGAAACTTCGTGACCGAGTGTACGAGATTTCAGGGACAGATCCTGTTAAAGTGATTATCAATGGTGCGTCCGTCGAGGGTGTAGCACTTGCAAACAGGAAGTTTTAATGGCCAACACGTCCATCATCCCAGCGTCAAGGGTCCCTGTATTAGACGACGGTGGTTTTGTAACGCGTGAATGGTATCGTTTCTTCTCTGGTCTGTCGTCACTGACTGGTTCTGGGGTAAACGATATTAGCTTGTTGGATTTACAACTAGCTCCACAGTCAGAAGACGGGTTCAGCACGCCCGACCAATCATTGTGTTTAACTCCTGCATCGGTAGACACATTACGAGAAACAAACCTTCAGCTAGACTCGAGATCGCTAAACGAGGAGTTTTATTCATTCTCCAGTAAAACTTCTGCAAGCATTACAACCCTTACTAACACTGTTAATGGTCTTACCAACTATAACGTCCGCAATTATTTGATAAACGGAGCTTTTGATTTTTGGCAACGTGCTACGACAACTACCTACACGGGAGCGTCTTCATCCGTCTATCTGGCCGATCGTTGGCTTTTTAGTTTTGCGTCTGCTGGTACTGGGAGCTATACTCTACAGAGATACGACGCTAAAAATGACCCATCTAGCGGGTATAGCCGGTATGCAATCACCGTCTCAATCACTTCAGCAACAGCCACCTCCTTCGAGCAGAGGATTGAGGATGCTCTTACTCTGCAGGGTAAGTACGTCATGGCATCTATTTACTTTGCTGGGGATTGCACGTTTAACATACAATTGATTCAGAACTTTGGAACGGGAGGATCACCTTCTTCACAAGTCGTTCTAACAAGTTCTACGCTTACTTCCCCGTCGTCAGCTTGGGCTAGATACGCGGTTCTTTTTCAATTAGGGACCGTCCTTTCTAAAACCTTCGGTACAAACAATGACAGTTATCTGTCATTTAGGGTTAACATTCTTTCCAACTTCACCAACCTATATTGGCTAAGTGATTGTCAATTAGAACACTCCACCGTCGGAACCACGACCGCGTCAACCTTCTCCCGTCGTCTGTTGGGAGAAGAACTGGCACTATGCCAGCGGTATTACTCTGAGGTGTCAGTGACACCTACAACGTTGTCTACATATGCTTACACGAGCTTACCGACAACTATGCGTGTGGTCCCGACCATCACTGTTAAGAGCGGGTCAGTCAACGGCGCAACGTATGCGGGTGCTCCTTATGGCACGTCCTCTATCCGTCAACAAACAGCGTCAGCAGGTGCCTCAGACGCTCTTCTTGCGCTAGACGCAGAATTGTGATTATCGTTTATCGTTGGAACCTGTTTGGTTTTATGGTAGGGTGAACCATGGCGAATTATGCTCCGTACCCAGTCCTTCGGTTCTACGATGACAACAATAACCCGCTTGTAGGCGGTAAGATATACGTCTATTTAGCTGGTACGACCACACCAACCCCTACTTACCAAGATGTAGCCGGGACTACACCTAACAGCAACCCTGTCATACTTGATTCACGGGGTGAGGCTTTAGTTTACCTAGCTACTAATATTTCTTATAAGTTTGTCCTAAAAACTTCAGCAGAAGTGACAATCAGAACTGTTGACAACATTACCACTATCGCTCAACCATCTGTAGCCGGTAACTCTTTAATTAGCGCAGTAGACGTTCCTGCTCAAAGAGAAATATTGGGGATTGGTAATTTTGCTAACAGGAATTATATAATAAATGGTGATTTCAGTGTATGGCAAAGAGCTACAGGTTTTAACTTAGGTACTATAGGTACATACGTTTATACCGCGGACCGTTGGGTATGTAGATTTAATTCAGGGATCGGGGTTGTCAATGTATCTCGTTATAGTATTTTTGGCAATGGTTGGAACTACCTGATTGGAAATAAGTACGCATGTCGTATTTACAACACTAACCTTACCCAACTTTTAACCTATGAGTTAGGAACTCGGATAGAAGGTGTTGACAATTTAAGTGGTAGAACAGTAACATTATCTTTTTATTATTTTGCGTCTCTGACAACAGGTTGTACTGTTTCTGTAACTCAAAATTATGGTACAGGTGGGACCCCTTCTTCCTCGGTAACTACAAGTGGTAGCACCACCTTGTTATATAACTCTGACATTAATAGAGCGACTGTAACTTTGACACTCCCCGTCGCTTTTGGTACTCGTGGGACAAACGGCGATGACCATTTATATGTCAGCATAGAAACATCAACTGGCCCCGGTGGAAGTAACGTACCTAATTATTATTGGGGTTTTCAATTGGAAGAAGGAAGTTCAGCTAGTGCATACGAATATGTCCCGTATGCTGTTCAATTAAGGAATTGTCAAAGATATTATTGGAAACCAACATCTGAATATATAGGTGAGCCATATTCAACGAGTGGGATATCAGGATGTCTAGAATATCCTGTGGAGATGCGTGTTGCCCCTACTATAACAAACGGGAGTTTTAGCGCTGGTACTTTTGCATCAAGCAATGTAGGAACAAGAACAGCAAGATTGTATAACTCAGCATCTAACTGGACCATCGGTACACCGATCACAGCAAGTGCTGAATTCTCAGCGGAGTTGTAACCATGGCAGTCATATCTAAAGCGATTATCCCATCCAAGACCCTCGAAAACACACAGACGACGCAGTACACTGCGACGAACGTCACCACACTCATCGACAAGTTCACCGCCACCAATTACAGCGGGTCGGCAGTCACTGTGTCAGTGAACCTCGTGACGTTGGCTGACACTGCTGGTAACCAGAACCTTATTGCTAAACTGGTACCCATAGCCGCAGGTACGACCTATAACTTCCCCGAGATCGTCGGTCATACGCTCCTACCTGGAAGCTTCATCTCCACGATTGCCAGCGCCAGTTCGTCTGTTGCACTAAGAGCATCTGGTAGAGAGGTGACTTGATGGTAGCAATCGAAAAGATTGAGCATTTGGAAGATGAACTAGCAGTTTTACCGACTCTTGATCTTGCTGTCTCGCACCATTTTGCAGAAGGAATATATGCTCGCTGCATGTACATCCCTGCCAACGTCATGAGCACTGGTAAAATACACAAGACGGAACACCTGATCGCATGCATCAAAGGCGGTGGAGTCCTAGTTACTCAGAATGGACGGTTTGACTTTGAAGCTGGTACAGTCTTAACGATTCCTCCAAACACGAAGAAGGCCTTTTTTGCTAAGGAGGATTCAATTTTGATGAATGTTCACCATAATCCTGATAATATGCACGAAGTGGATACCCTCGTACAAACTTTGGTTTATCCTGCCGATTATCGGAGCAACCAGTTAACAACGGAGACTGAACAATGAGCTTTGGAGTTGTAGCTGCTGTTTCAATAGGAGCTCTTGCCGTAGGGTCAGTTGCTCAATCCGTCATTGGTGCCCAAGCAGCCCGTAACGCGTCTAAAGCACAGCAAAAGGGTGCTCAGGCTGCTATCTACAACGAAGAAGAGTCGTTTAAAGATTATAAGCAACGTGCAGACGAAGCGCGTGACCAGAGTATAAACTTATTCAACCAGTCGCGTGACCAAGGGTTAAACCTTCAACAGAACGCCCTTAATACCTCGCAGGCCGCTCTCCTCGACACTCGTAACCAAAGCGTTGGAGTTCAACAGAACGCCCTAAACGATAGCCGCACCGCTCTAACTACTACCCGTGACCAAACAGTCGCAGCCCAGCAACAAGCCTATGATCGTACGTTAGCCGCACAAATCGAAGCGCGTGACCAAGGGTTAGGTCTTCAACGGCAAGCATACACTGACATTCAAGGTAATCTGACGGACACCCGCAATCAAAACAACACGACGCAGGCAAACGTCTACAACACCAACGCCGCTATCCAGCAACCTTTCTATCAGACGGGTGTAGATGCCAATTCCAAAATGGCAAGCTACCTCGGACTAGGTGGTAGCTCAACCGATCCTAATTACGGAAGGTTCACGCAAGGGTTTACCAACAACGACTTCCAACAAGATCCCGGTTATGGTTTTCGTTTCCAAGAGGGACTGAAAGCACTTGAGCGCAGTGCCGCTGCTAAAGGTGGGTTACTTGGTGGTTCTCAAGTTAAAGCCAGTCAACGGTACGGACAAGATTTTGCATCGAATGAATACCAGAATGCTTACAATCGGTTTAACCAAGATCGTCAATTCACTGCAAATCAGTTGACTGGTGCGATCAACACAGGGACAAACGCAGCAAACCAGATCGCTGGCTATGGTACGAATTACGCCAACGCTACCAACGCAAATAACCAGAACTACAGTACTGGAATGACTAACGCTAGTAGTAACTATGCAAACAATGCTGGTAACCTGTATCAAAACTACGGCAACAACATGACAAATGCTAGTGCTAATTTGGCTGATAAGAACAGCGCTGCTTATCAGAACTACGGTACTGGGATGACAAATGCCAATCAAAATTATGCGAATAGTGCTATGAATGCGTATCAGAACTACGGTACTGGTGTAACGAACGCTAATGCGAACTATGCAAATAACACAAGCAATCTGTACCAAAATGCTGCCAACAACCAGTCGAACATGCTGAACAACTACGCGCAAAACTACGGTGCTCAGCGTTCCCAGAACTCTTCCAACATATCGAACATCATTCTTGGCGGTGCTAAAGCTAGAGCTCAAGGGTACATCGGTCAGGCCAATGCATATAACGCTGGCATCGGTAACATTATGAGCGCAGCTGGTCAAGCTCTTGGTGGTAGTCTAAACCAACTAAGTGGCTCTAACAACTTCACCAATCGACAATAAAAGGGAGGCTCTGATGGCCGTAGATGCTAGTTTGCTGACGAACAACCTCGGTGAAGTTAAGTACAACCAATTACCTGACATCAGTGCTATCTCCAGCCAGTTTGCGGCTGCTGACCAAGCACGGTCACAGACCGCTCGTAACAACATTTTGGCTCAGGATGACCAGCGTGTATTGACCAACAATCAACGTGCAGACAACTACCTTGCACAAAACCCTGGCGTGCAAGGAGAAGAGCGCAATCGTGGCTTACAACAGTTTGGTACTCAAGGTGCCAAAGTTGGCGAAGCATTAAATACTAATGATCAAGCTAGTTTTAATCTGACTGAGGATAAAATTAAAGCAGCTACAGACGGTCTTAGATCTGCCGTTGATGATAATTCCTACCAACAGTATTTGAATTACGCTAGAGAAAAATTTGGTCCGGACGCTCTAAAGAATCTACCTCCCGTTTATAACAAGGCTCAGGTTGACCAACTTATCTTTGGTGGTGACAAACTATTAAAGACTATCTTAGAGATGAAAAAACTTGAGCAAGGTGACAAAAGAATTGAATATGATTATGAGATTAACAATAGACGAGCTACTGACTCCGAGAAGCGTACAGATCTTATGGGAGGGGCATCTGCCCGATCGGGTGACAATAAGATAATTTCCGACCAAATTGTGGAACTGAATGGTTTTGGCGCCAATTTGCCAAAAAACATCCAAGACACACAGATGATAGAAAATGCGTTAGTTAACTTGGATAAGTCTCCAAATCAAGGAGGTCCTATTACTGGAGGTTTGGGTGAAACACGCACCAGCCTTCTTCGTGGGCTCAGTTCCTTTGTTAATTTATCACCTGAAGCGATGAAATCCCTCGAGAGTACTGAAAACCTATCTCAGACGTTTAAACGAATTGTTTCACAGGAAGCAATGACGACACCTGTGAAGGGTAAAGCTGGTCTTACTGATGCCGACCTTCAATTCGTTAAGGAGTTAGTTGGTGGAACTATTGAGCTTACTCCTGAAACCCTAAAAAAAGCGTTCAGAATAGGTTTGAATAATAAATTAGCTTCTGAAAACGACGCCATAAAAAAATCGAGAGACATTTTAAAAAACACTGGTAGACGTAGTGTTTACCTTGAACAATTAGCCACTCGACCTCTTAAGTCCATGATTTCGCATGACGGCGTAACTTTAGTGTCGCCTGATGGAAAAGCAAAAACTTTACCTTCTCCCGAGGCAGCTAGAGCCGCTCGTGACAAATACAATGCGTTTTTAGCGGAGGAGGCTGCGAATGCCAGTTACTAGATTTGACGATCCTCAGGTTCTGACTGCTATTAACAATGCCGAGCGTGAGAATGGAATTCCCCCGGGGTTGATGCAGTCGCTTGTCGTAAATGGCGAACGCAGTAACTCTAACCAAGTATCACCGGCCGGTGCACGAACTGTGTTCCAAGTTATCCCTGCTACGCGCAATGCATTGAAGCAAAAATACGGTGTTGACGCCTATAGTCCTGATCTTAACGAACAAGCACGGGCGTCTGCTCTTGTGGTTAAAGAGGGTCTTGATCGAAACAAGGGCAATCCTGCTGCCGCTGTAGCAGAATATCACGGTGGTACGAACCCTCGTAACCATGGACCAATAACCAACGCATACACCAAGCGAGTCATTGGTGGTTTTGAAGGTGGACAAATGGTATCAGCTGACAAACCTAATGATCCCTTCGATGATATTGTCGCTGAGTTTTCAAGTGGTGACGGTAGCAAGGGACCATTACCAGACAGTAGCCCTAAGGCTTCCGCTCCTTCTGAAGACCCATTCGATCAGATTGTTGCCGAATATAGCAATGGTGGCACACAATCATCCTCACCTAGTAGACAACAACCTCAATCTGCCCCAGAACAAAAACAAGATCCTAGTTTCCTTGAGAACGTAGGGACGACTCTCTATAACGTCCCCGGAAGTGCCGCTAGGTTTGCTGGTGATACCTATCAGGGTATAGCACAGGCTATCCAGAGTCCCGTTCAAACTGCAAAAGCAGCATACGTCGCTGCTGGTAAACTTGGTGATTACGTTGGTATTCCAGCGGGTGAGGATCAACCAACGAACGTAACAAATTCACCCCTCGTGCAAGATGTGACTGCTGCCGCTAATGACCCTAAGGGAACAATCGAAGCAGCCGGTCGTCAACTGCGCGATGACCCTGTCCGAACCATTGCTACAGTCGCTCCAGTCTTAACTCCTTTAAAAGGGGTTACAGCCACTGGAGCTCTAGGTGCTACAGCTCGTGGCGTCGGTAAACTGGCAGGTGCTGCTGACATGCTGACTAACACCGCTGTCATGAAGCCCGTCGAGCTTGCTGGTCGTGGTCTAGTAGGAGGAGCAAAGACACTAGCCCAGCTTGCAGTAGTACCTAAGCAAGGTGGCGGGTACATTAACGAGCTTGGTAACTCGACCAACGCAGCTCAAATATCGAACGCTTTGAAAGCTGAAGCACGGTCGAACGTACCAGGATATCGTAGAACGGTAGAAGACATTGCTCCAGAGGTAGCACCTTTTCAACGTAAGACGATCCCGTCGAAGCAGAGACTTGAGCTGGATCAAGCCAATGACATGGCTTTAACCAGCAACGTTGATCGAGGAATTGAGTCTTCCCAGTCACTGAAAGACCAACGCTTTGCTGAAACTTCTCCGTTGTATAAGCAAGCTGATAATGCAACCGTTGATGTTTCTAACAAAGATCTTTACATCAATTCTCAGCAATTCCCTGATGTTTATGGTAAGTCAAAAACAGACATTAATAACGGCCGTAGATCCTTAGCAAAGGGACAAGAACCACTCCCGTCTACGTTTGGTGGAACGGTAGAAGCAGATACTCTATTGGCGCAGCAAGGTAGCGATCTTGCGCAAGCTCAAACCAAGCTGGATAGAGCAACAGAGCGTTTACAAGCAGGTAACCTGACGCCTGAGCAACGCGCTGTTATCGAAGCCGATGTTAATTTGAACAAAAACATCGTAGAGAAACTGCAAGCCGACATTGACAAACGTCAGCAGGTTTTAGCTGGTAGCAAAACTGCTGATTTGAACCCTGACGAAATTAAGCGTCAAGCCGCTATAGCTAAGATCGAGCAGGAACGCAAAAGAACTGAAGCTCTTACAGCATCACAAAAACCAGAGCTGACAAACAACAAACTTGCAACTTCTGTTAGTGTAAATCAAGCCAAGTCGGCATTGATCCAAGATCGTCTTAATAAATCAAAAGGAAAGAACCAATTAACAGACGATTATCTGCGAGCACAACTCGAAGACCTTGGTGCTAGTTCAGCCGCAAAAACTGGCACGATTGCTGACTCAAACACTGCCAACAAACTTGGGGTTCCTGACGCTAAAGCAAAAGTTAATGCTCTTGCATCAGCTGACAAAGCGTCGAAAATCCAAGGGTTTGAAGAGAATAGTGCTGTTAAAGGTACGAATAAAGATCGTCTTGCCTCTCGTATTCAATTTGATACGGATCGACTTGCATTGATGAAAGCTCAGATTGCCGAGAAAGAAGCTAAACTGAACTCTGGTATGTCCGCCGCTGACAAGGCTGCTGCTGATGCCGAGATTGCTGGTAATCAGACCAAGGTGAAGGAACTACAAGACAAAATAGATCAAACTCTTGGCTTGCCCACCCTTGACGATGTAACTAAAATGAAAGGTAACGAGATTAATCAACACATTAAAAATCTTAACACCAAGATATACGGAAGCAAACAGATCGGTGGTGAGGTTGCCTTAGATCGCAGTGGTGGAGAGTTTAAAGCCTTGACCAAACATCTCCGCCGAGTGGAGGCATGGCGGGATAAAGTACTTCCAACTTTTAAACAAGCGGATGAAATCTTTGCAAAATATTCCAAAGATATTAACCGTTCAGCAGTCATGGAGAAGTTTAAAGAAAAACTTGCACCACTGCTAGATGGGGATTCTGTCAATGTCAGAGCATTTGCAACTGCTTTCGATAACCCAAGTAAGATCATTGATGAGGTGTTAGAAGCTAGCTACAACAACAAAAAGATCTCTGGCGAACGTCGCTTAGACAGCATCATCACACCCGAAGATAAACAACGCTTGGTTGACGTTCTCGATGAACTGAACCGCCGCAATAAGGCCGACTCGTATGCACGTACCAGAGCGGAGTTACCAGAAGGTAAGATCCCAGGGGGTAACGTAACTACTACAGCTAATAGCCGAGCTGCTGTCGAGGTGGGTAACAAGGCATTAGCGTACATCAAGAACGTCTTTAGTAGTGAGTATCTCAAGCAAGCTGGATTTGACTTGCAAGACCCTGCTAAGTTTGCCGCACAACTTGATAAAGCACTACCAACTTACCGAGCCGTCGAAAAGACTGAAAACGCATTAAGAGGAGCGGGTAACGTTATCTCTACAGTTGGCCGCAAAACACCACTTTTCAGAGAGATAGAACCAACCAGAAACAACATCGTCAACAACTTGCGGAATTGGCTAACTGGTATATAACTTATGGTTGTAATATATATCTTTGAACGGTAATCTGTATGCTATGCCAGCGGAGGTGTTTGAGATTAAGTATATCATCGGTATGCCCTCCGATGCTGTGTTATACGGTTTGTTCGGAGCGTTAATAATGGTCGCCCGTTCTCCGCGCACCACAAGGGCGGAGGCGTTTAGTAAGATCTTATCCAGTGTTTTGATAGCTGGTGTGGGTTCCGATTTACTGCTTGACTTGCTTATCTATAACTTTAATCTGTTTACTCATACACCAGTCGGGACAATCAGGAAGGCGTGTGCTTTGTTTTTAGGTGGATGTTGGCCGACCTTGGTCGGTATAGCTTTCGACAAACTTAAAAACTGGAGAAAATCGTGATTTTGCTAAATGAAGTTGTTGGGATTGGTGCATTTATACATAGTGTTTGCGTGTGCAATAACCTTGACCCAAAGGAAAACACCGCAATTTCACTGTCTCATGCACTGGTCGCAACAGCTTCGTTTGCAATCTTTTTTAAAATGTACTACGTTAGCGCATTGCTATGGGGACTATCTCAAATACTACTAGGTTTTGTTGACTTAGCAAAGGAGACAGTGCGTGCAGACATCACAAAAAGGAATCGACCTCATCAAGACGTATGAAGGTTTTTCAGAAAAACCTTACCTTTGTCCAGCAGGTGTCCCTACCATCGGATACGGTAGCACTTACTACGACAACGACGAACCTGTAGCGATGGATGACCCTGTCATCAGCAAAAAATATGCCGATAGTTTGCTGAAGATTATGCTTCGTAAATACGAAAAGGGTGTTCTTAACGCTGTCACCGTAGCACTGACTCAAAACCAATTCGATGCGTTAGTGTCATTTGCTTACAACCTCGGAGTCGGTCAACTTCGTGGAAGCACTTTGCTCAATAAGTTGAACAAAGGTGACATCAAAGGTGCTGCTTTTGAATTTGACAAATGGGTACATGGAGGCGGTAAAGTGCTGCCTGGACTTGTTAAACGCCGTGCAGCCGAGAGAGCTTTGTTTTTATCTCAATGAATGGAGGTGGTAACAATGAAACCGACTAAAAAACCCAAACCCAAAGGCTGCTAATGCTCGGACTCGATGATATCATCGGTGGTGTGGTTCAGGTGGTGAACAAGTTCATCCCTGACCCACAAGCACAAGCTCAGATGCAGCTTGAACTTGCTAAACTTAAGCAGGCTGATGATTTCAAACAGATTGATGCTGCTTTGCAAATGGCACAGCAGCAGACGGAGATTAACAAGGAAGAAGCACAAAGCTCCAACTGGTTTGTATCATCTTGGCGTCCTGCGTGTGGGTGGGTGTGCGCCGTTGCGTTTGGTTACCATTACGTCGTCCAACCATGTTTAGCGTTTGGCTTATCGACGTTTGGTGTCCAAGTCACACTTCCTCAGTTTAACATGGACACGCTGATGACCCTGCTGATGGGCATGTTAGGTCTTGGTGGTATGCGTAGCTTCGATAAGGTGAAGGGGACGAGTAAATAATGACCAACCGTTATTCTTAGAGACATTGTCGATTTGTAAATGTTCCTCTATATCTATTGTTATTATTATTTTCTCTTTAGGTTTATACTTACCGTATAAAATCGCACCGTTTGGAACAACCAATTTCCAAATTTTATTTTTGTTAGTCCAATGATAAACCAAATCACCAATTTTAAAGTCATCCATACTTCATTCTCCGATACTCTCCGATTGCTTTTCTTAGTGAATTTTCACCAGCGGCTTTTTCGTCCAGAGCCATTGCCTGTGCTTGGTCTAACGTATCCTTGGTGAAAATTCGATGGCATACTACTGGTTTCTTTTGCCCCTGCCGTCGTATCCGTGCATTGAACTGGCTGTATAGGTCGAGTGACCATGTCAGACCAAACCACACAAGGATGAACCCTGTTTTCTGTAGCCCATCAATCCCGTGCCCCATGGAATTATGTGAAATAAACATCTCGCCTTCCTTATTACGTATTAAGAACCTGTTTCGTGGTCCACAGTTAACAAGGTCATAGACATGCGTCCTTTTCTCTTTTTGACATTCTTCGGTTCCTGACTTTTCCCCCTCTTTTGACGATTGGACTTTATGGCATTTTGACGTATCAACTCGTGAATCTTGCCACATCGTAAACATTCCACCTCCACAATTGGATGGCGTTTGCCATTTGTATAAACTTTTTCGCTTGTTTTTCTCAGTATTTTGTACATGTCTGGCTTCCTTCCATTCTCCGTCAACAAGGATCTTATGGTTTGGAGTCATAGTTATTCCAAACAGCTCGATAGTTTTTTCATACCCTGAATACGAGCAACCATCATGGGTGACGTATTCCACCCCATCAAAAACTTTATCAGTTTGTAGAACCTCTGTAATTTTAACCCAGCCTCTTAGTTCAGTTAGAACCTCGGTGTCAGCAGCTAAACACAAAGGGTGCCCGATCATCAAGGGACAGTCACCACTCTGCCACCGCTTCATGGCGTTGTTCAGTTGTGCGTCGCTCTTGCATGCAGTCAGGTTGATAGGATTGAGTGATTTAAACTTCTTCATGATCCTGTCTGCGTCGCTTTTGTACGCATAGGAACACAACACTGGGTTACCTTGTGCCGAGTCGATAATGTCCTCCAGTGCATCCAGCTTCAAGTCGTGGATAACGTGGTACTCTGGTTTACCAGCCTCTAAATACATCGCACCATTAGAGAACTGTAGGCACTTGTTGGTCAACGACGCTTTGTTAAAGATCTCGACGTGGGTCTGTGCATCGAGCTGAAGGAAAAACTCCTTCTCCATCCCGTCGTAGTCTGCTCGTAGTTCGTCGGGTAGCTCGATCAGCAAGTCGTTAATCACCATGTCAGGTAGCTTATTGTATTCTTCTGCTGACATCTCTAACGTAATGTCCCCGATCTTTTGCTTGATCTCATCGAGCGAGAAGTTATGCGGCTTTAGCTTGTACCCGTCTTTAGAGAAATAGTTCTCCAAAAAGTGAGTCTTGTAGACCCCGAGTCGTTGCCCCTTATCGACAACCAAGAACTGCCCATGAAGATCAGGGAAACCGTTTGACGCTGGTGTCCCAGTCAACCCCGTGATCCAGTCCATCTTGGCCACAATCGGTAACACAGCTTTGCTTCTTTTACTCGTGCTGTTTTTCATCTTCGTCACTTCGTCCCAGACGATACCGTTGAACGGTAGATCTTTGCCATTGTCGATTAGCTTCTTTTTGACGACGTCGCTCAACCACTTTAGGTTCTCATTGTTAATCAGGTACACATTGGCTTTGCGATTGAGTGCCCTAAAGCGCTGGTCTGGTGTACCTGAGATAAGCGAGAACGTAAGGTGTTTCGTCTGTGCCCATTCTAACGCCTGTTGACGCCATACGCCCTTTAACGGGCGTAATGGTGCCACGACAAGCACGGACTTCAGCACACCTTGATTGAGAAGATGTGCCACGGTACTCAGGGTTATGATGGTCTTACCAAGACCCATGTCGAGCCAGAGCATCGTGTAAGGGTTGGTACACTGATGCGCAATTGCACGCTTCTGGTAATCGTGGAGATCACTTGGTTTCAGTATTTTTGACACCAGTCATCCCCTCGTAGACATCTCTTTGTCCATCGACGTTGCGTACAACCTCGGTGTAGAACCCAAGGGCGTGCAGTAGGTTTAGCTCTCGGACTTGTCCGGGGGTGAGAGTTCCCTTTTCCGATTTGTACTCAACAAAACGTACATACTTTGCAACGGTTTCTCGATCCTCGGAGGGGATACAACCCAGAATAAGCCGATCAGGAACGGAACGGCGTGACGGAGACGTGAACTTACGGTGCTCAAGACCTAATTCCTTGCATAGTTTACCACCTTTGTCTTCTACCTTTTTTTCACTCATTGTCATTTCCTATTTCAGAATCAGACATAGCTTTTCCACTTCCTCTACATAATAATCGTAGTCGATTGCATACTTACCAAAATCCTTTATGTCATTACAGACATGCACCCTCCATCCACTTTTAACTGCGTTTATCCGTTGGCCTGTTTCACCCTTCTTGCTCATGATTGAGGGCATATGTTTCCACATGTACTTACCTCCATCAGCAACGTAGTAACGTGATACTCGTTGTATGAACTCGTGTTCCCCTTCCTTGTCGTTCTCCTGAGTCAGCGATAACCGATCACTTCGGTTGACTTTACCAAGGATAAGGAAGTCATAAGGATCTTGCCATTCTTCGACGGTCTTTCGTATTGGCTTACCTTGAGTTAGTACCAGCTCCGCCACCTTCGGTACTATTAGTTCACCGTGATCTTTATGCCATTCTATCTCGTGAGCATATGCTCCCTTCTTTTTCAGTTTTCCAGAAGTTGACAACGCCATGTAATTGTTGACGTCTCTTACCCACATCGCCTTATAATCGGTTCTTTCCATCACGAACTTCAACTGGGTTTGCCAGTTATCAACGATCTTGCCGAACCGTTCCTCGTCTTCCTTGTCGATACTGACCGTTATCCCGTCGGTGTTCATTTGGATAACCTGAAGACTGTCGATCTTGAGGAGTAGATCAATCAGCTTGCACAACAACAGCTGGCCGTTAAGCGTCACCCGCATCGTGAACTGCGGGTCAAAGAACGGGCTGCGTGGGTTGTTGCTGTCACCGTACACAGCGTTCAATGCTAGCTTGTAGGCTGCGTTGTCGGCGGTGCCCTTCGGATACCGCTTTCTTATCTCAAATAGCTCGTCGTACACATCGCAGAACATATGTGTCATATGCTCTGGGTAGAAGTTGTTAGCGATTGAGACGTTGGGGTAGTACGATGCAACGTCTAAGTCTATCACAAGCGTGTTGTCGTCAGACCTGACCGCAGTGTTTTTGATCGAGGCATGTATGCCTCCTAGGCCAAACACGACCGTGGTACCCTTAACGACGGTACTAAGGTCTTTAAAAACGCTCTTGGTCTCAGTGATCGTCTGATCCAGCAACCACAAGCGGATTTTCTCCAACCCCTCGTGTTTAAACTTGATCCATGATGCAATGCAGTTTTTTAGGTCGATAAACGGTCGAGGTGTTTGTCTTGGTTTTCTGTTTTCGTCGTAGCACTGGATACCTGCTTCGGTAAGTGCGTTGATAAAAAACTTCTTGCCGATAGCGGTATCGCTGTGGTTGGTGTAGTTGAACCCCGTCTTCTCTGATAGCTTTTCACGGAACTCAATCATAGGCAACGTGTGCTGATAAAAGAGTTTCGTGGCATGCACGTCGTGAGCATTGTATCGTTTCAGCACGTCTATCTGCTCATGGCTCAGCGTCATCCCTACGTCGAATGGTAGGTCTTCCAGTGTGTCCATACGCATGGCGAACTGAAGCGCCTTAAGGCTGGTTTTGCGACTAGGGTTGTCGAAGTGGTGGATCTTAAACAAGTCCATCTGTGGGTGCATGTGTTTCCAAGACGGGATTAGGTGTGTGAAGTCATACCCACCACCCGATTGTGAGTCGATGATCGCCTGAGCCTTGTTATAGAGCGTCTTAGCGTCAGACACACCCATCGTCAGAAGCATATGCAGCACAGGATAATCGAACCCAAGGTTATTGAATCCGATCATCAGTGCGACGTTGCTGTTTAAAAACGCGGCAATCTTGCGTGAGTCATTGACTCGATCGCTGATCTCAAACGATGCTTTGTCGTCGGTGTCCGTACGCTCAAGCGCTATGGTGAAGACGTTTGGATACGTCTCTATATCATAGATCCATTTTTTCATACGTTACTCATGCACCAAAACAGGTGTCATGATGTCAAAACGTTTTTCTGCACTGAAAGCGTTATATGTCAAAGTTTTATGAGTTATTTTTTTAGCATAATCTTTAAGTGCTTCTTGCAAAGTCTCCCCTGACCCAAAAACACTCGCTAAAACCCCTGCGCTTTCCTTAACCTCGATTAAATCAAACCCAGCATGGTAACCAACATTAGTCACGGTCACGCTCATTTTGAGGTTGTTTTTGTCCGCAAACTCAGAAAGAGTCATGCTTCCTAAGTATTTCAAAGTTATTTTCATATTTTCCCCATGTTTTTATTTACTGCTATTCGCCCGCTATTACACGGGCGCTTGTCTATCAATCCTCGTCTTCGTCCGCAAACGAAGGGGCAGTTCCGCCAAACGCTACGACTGGTACTGCTGGCTTCTCAATCGGGGAAAACAACGCTTCAGTGTCAACGTCTTGACCAGAACTACCCGTTTTAACAAACTGAACGGCAAGCAGTTTGCCACGCAGACCAAAGCCATACTTGTTGTCTTGAACCCAGATCTGCGCAGCCACGTTGGCAACCGCACCTTGCTTGATTTTACGACCTTCTTCTTCCCAAGCCGAGGTGTTAGCGAACGTTACCTTGCGGCTATCCGCGTCGTAATATATGTGAGGAGCATCCTCACCAGTTGCCACTTTAATCTGGTACTTGCCCTTCAGGTACTCGATGGGTGTACCGTCTTTCTTCTTCACTTGATCGCCATCAACCATGAAGATTTTCTGTTTGTCGTTCTCAATCTTGACAAACACCTTTTCGGCTTCAGAGCCAAAATGACGCTTCAGAAGCTCCTTCGACAGATCCATAATGTCGCGCTCTTTACCGTCAACAATAACTTTTTCATTTTTCGGTAATGGGATAGTCACACTGTAGCTTTTCTTATCGGGGTTCAAAGGGCTTCCCGTAGGTGTCAACAGGTTAGGGAAGTTAATATCAACGTTTGTAAACAAAACGGTTGCGTTGGTAAATTTTTTTTCTTTAGTCATTTTCTATTCCTTGCTGTTTGCTTGTTTAAAGAGATTGTCTAGTTCACCCGCTGCGGCGAAGTCTTTAGGTTTCCGCTTGTCATTTTCGGGTACTACCGTCGGATAACCGGGTACTTTTTTAACATACTCACGGTAAACAAGTTCGACTTGCTCCGACGTTAGCCCGTCTGGGTTACCGTCTTTGTCCTGCCAAGTCAAGTTTTTTAGCTTGTTTGGAGACAGCACCTCATGCTCATGCCAGCACTCTTTTGGCACGCCGAGCTTCTTGAAGACCTTCAACAGTTTATCTTCAGGGATCGCCCAATCGTAACTTGCACGACCATCGACAATCTTAACGCCCTCAACGGTTTGTCCACGTTCAGCACGCATAACCACTTCAGCTTTGACGTTCTTCAGAAACTTTTCAATCACTGGCGCGTATTGGATAATCTTCGCTATCTGTGCGTCAGAGAGCGTGTGTGCTTCCTTGTCAAACATTGATGTCCACTCCTACCAGTTCCATAAGTCGTTCAGCGTTGGCCTTGCAAGACCCTGATGCAAGGCAGTACTTGCACCATTCACCCGCTTTGGTAAACGGTCGTGTTTCGCAAATGTCTACTTCTTCTTTGATCTTTTCAGCTACTTTTTTAATGTATTCATTGTCCCTCGGTTCGTCCCATTGGATTCCTTGAGCAACACGGGGTTGGATAATACCAATTCGGTATTCAGTATCACAAATGCTCAATCCATCATCGTCATCAAACGCAGCGGCATAATACTCAAGTTGTTTATTATTCTTAATTTCAACAGGGACGTTGCCGTCTTTGTAGTCGATAACAAAGATGTCGGTATACTCCAACTCTGGACAGTGAATATTTATTTTACCGACGGCTATTACTACATCCAACGTACCGCGCAGTTCGTCATTGACATATTTACTAAGGTAAACTTTTTGCTCACTATACACCCTGACAAATTTACCAAGGTCTTCGCCGTGGTAAACATATTTATCGACTAACTCCTTGATCAACCCAAACGCATATTTGGCACGTTCTAACTCTTCACGGTCTACCTTCTCTGGTAACGGTTTACTTGTAAGTAGACGATGCAATAGGTCATGCACCCGCGTGCCTTGCTCTGCTGCTTCATTCGTTACGTTCTCATAGTCCTCTTGCATATGGATCGACGCAGGGCATTCGCTCCATCGTTCCCGACTACTGGGTGAGAAGCGTGAATGTGCTGGTTCACTACTCATTTAATCAACCTTTCATCTCTAACTTGTTGAAGTTGTTGGCGTAGCACGGCGTTCTCGTTAAGGACTTGGTTCGTTCTATCGTACTGTCGTTGGTAATCCCCATCTAATTGTTCATACTGGCGACGGAGTTCAGCAGTCACTTTAACTTGATCCTCAAGCCTATGTCGTGTTGCTTCAAGCTGGTTCTTGGTGATCTCAAGTTCTTGCTTTAGACCACTCGTTTGCTGTACCATTTCGTTGGCATACGCCACATCATAGTAGATCGCATACTCACTCATCGCGAGTTCTCCTTCACCGCTATAACCTTCTGTACAAATGCCTCGTAGTGCATCGGGTTGATGTTGGCTAGTCCACCTTGGTGGTCGATCATTTTCTTAATAAACTCGCGTTGTTTAAAGTCACACTCTGCCCAGTGGTTCTTCACTTCTTCGGCAAACGTGGTGTAGTCGTTCGCAGTAACCACATTCTCCTTCTCAGGAATAGCGTTGCTGCTCATGTGCTCGTTGATGCATAAGTGGATGTAGTTCGCGACGGCTTCGGCGATCCGTCTTGCCGCTAATTCTCTAGTGTCCATAGCTTGGTCTCCTTTTCCTCGATTAGATAGTAGGCCAGCCGTTCGACAACATCAGTCAACGGTTGCTCGTTTCTGTCACACAGGTCATGAAGCTTCTTCACAATCTCCATCGGTACAGAAGGCTGAACCAATGAGTGCTCTTGTCGAGTAATCGTCTTGTTGTCGAAACGGCATAGGTAATTGAAAGGAATCTCACCGTCTGCTAACTCGGTAAGTCGCAAAGCCAAGGTTTCGATAGCATCACGACGGTTTTCAAAACAATCGAAAAGTCGCTGTCTGTCTTCCAACCGAAGACGGATGTTGACCCTTATGTTAATCGACCTGCTCACTTCCTGTCTCCCTTGTCTTTGCATTGCTTTTCTAGCACGTTTCGTGTAGACTTGTCAAGCCAAGGTTTCAACAAAAGGAGACGGGACGCGTGATTCAGAAGTTTTTGGATTTGGGGTGGGTACTTATCCCGATAAAACCACGATCTAAGTCACCACGGTGCCTTAAGTGGAACCGTCGGGAAAGCGCTATCAAGAGCCTTGACGACCTGTTACCGGGAGAAGGCGTCGGGCTTGCTCACGCATACAGCGGCACGATGTGTGTTGACATAGACAATTTCAAAGTGGCTTCAGCCTTCCTTGCAGGGCACAAGGTTGACCTGAAAGCTTTGTGTATGGCTGAAGACGCAGTGTGCATCGAAAGTGGCGTAAAGGGGCGTGGAAAGCTCCTGTATAAGATGCCCAAAGGGTTAGTGCTACCATCCAAGCGGTTACACATCAATGGGGACGTGTACCTTGAGTTCTTGTGTGCGTCGCATGCTGGATACACGTTGCAAAACGTGCTCCCCCCGTCGATCCACCCCGACACGAATCAGGCGTACAAGTGGACGGGGCACGGTAGCTTTGAGAATCTACCAACCATCCCCGAATCACTGCTGTCAGTATGGCAATCGTTGCTGCCTCAACGACCTGTTAGATCGAAGGAGTTCAAGAGCGTTGAGACCAACGACGTGCTGGATGCGTTAAATGTCATACCAGCGGACATTAGTCGTGACGAATGGATCCGAATCGGAATGGCACTGCATCATGCGTCGGTGTCCAACGGTGATTCGTCTCTGTTCGATGTGTGGAACGACTGGTCGGCAACAGCTAAGACGAAGTACCCAGGTGAAGAGAAACTGTGGAAACAGTGGTCGTCGTTTGACATGGACGATGAGAACCCTGTGACACTCGGTACTCTGTTTGACATAGCGGGTAAGCATGGTTACACACGCCCAGCGCCGGATGTTAGCCACATGTTCAAGAAACCTGTGGACATTTTCGATAAGTTCAAAACACCAATGCCCGATCCTTTGATCGACTTGTGGCCTCAAGAACTGCGTGACATGGCCATACACACCTCGGGTAGCATTGGTTGCGACCCGTTGGTATCACTATATGCTGGCCTATCTGCTGTGTGTGCTGTGGTCAACTCGGGTACAGACCTGATCGTCACGAAGGGGTTTAGCGTTCCTCCGATCCTGTGGTTGATGACCATTGGCGACCCGGCGGATAAGAAGACGCCCGGTGCCAGACCGATGCTCAAGATCTTGAACGAGCTGGAGAAGGAAGACCGTCCTCGCTACTCAAAAAAGATTCTGGAGTGGGAGGCACACGAAGCATTCTATGCAGCATCGAAAAAGGATTTTCTCAAACATGCCAGCAGCTCAGCGCCTAATGATGTTGTGATTGATGTGCCGACGTTACCGCCTCGACCAGAGCCGTTACGGATGGTGGTCAAGGATGTTACCTCGCAGAAGCTGGTGCGCTTAGCTGCCGATAACCCTGCTGGCCTGCTGTGTCACCTTGATGAGATGGCGTCGTGGGTCAAAAAGATGACCGACAAGGGCAGTGCTGAAGATCGTTCTGCGTGGGTTGTGGCCTATGAAGGTGATTCGTACACGATGGATCGTGTTGGCTCAGGGACGATCAGTTGTGATCGATTCGCTGTGTCGATCTACGGTAACATCCAGCCCGATGTGCTCCGTCGTAACTGCGATGCACTCTCTGCCGATGGTTTGTTGCAGCGCTTTATCCCTGCGTGCCTACGGCCGTCTCAATCTCGACTGGGTGTCCCTGTTGAGAACACTAAGATCGAGCAAGCGTATGAGATGATGATCCGCCGCATCTACGCGACCGAAGCACAATCGTATTACCTGTCCCCCGATTCGTATGCCGTCTATCGCGACTTCCAAGGGCACTACGAGCAGCGGAAGAAAGACGAACGCATGGTTGGTACAGACAACACGTTCATGACAGCTTACGGTAAGATCGAAGGTACATGCGCCCGATTGATCCTGCTGTTCCACATCATGGAGAACCCACACCAGCAGCGCATCGAGGTGGACACAGTGAAGCGTGTCACGCAGCTTGTTAAGTCGTTCATCATCCCGTCGTTGAAGTACGCCCTGATCGAGATCACTGGGCTGCGCAACGTGGTGGTATGGGTTGCCGAAAAGATCATACAAGACGGCGACAATCAGCGAATCACACTGGCTGATCTGCGGCGTGGTGCCATGCTCTACTTCAAGAACCTGCACTCTGGGCAGATCGAAGACATGCTTCTGGTTGCGGTCAAACAGCTTGAAGATGCATCATGGCTGACTCGCCTAGATGATGGCAAGAAGGAGCGTCTGGGTTATGCCGAGTGGGCGATCAACCCTGAACTAGAAGAGCTAACCAAGCAGCGCAGAGAACGCATCTCTGAGGCACACCAGCGCATCAACATGTAAAGAGAATCGGTGTTTCGTGTGCATGTCCAAAAAACATGCACAAGGAATGGGCTTTTCGTGTGCATGTCCAAAAAACATGCACAAGGAATGGGCTTTTCGTGTGCATAAAGAGAAACCCCTTGTGTGCATGGGGTACACACAAGGGGTTTTTTGGCTATCAACAAAAAGGAAGACAAGAAAGGCAGTAACCAAGGACACTCTCAGGGGATAGGAGAAACCCCTACCATGTTGAAGCATGGTAGGGGCAATGTAACTGGTTACGAGTTTTGTGTCAACACTTGCGGTTGATTAGTCCGATGATGTCAATGACACGGTCATGGATTAGTTCGTTGCGATTGCTCACAATGCTTTCGATGATCGTGTTCTCAATGAGGTCAATCACACGCGCTAGGTCGTTCAACGTGTATGCACTGCCCTCAAGGTGGTATCCTTTTTCGTCACACGTTATGGTTATCTGCATTTTCACTCTTCCTTGTTAGACGGTACTGCTCTATTTCACGCGCGTCGTAGGTCGGTTCTCCATTGCGATCTACTTGGTTGGGTCGTGGTGCGACGCCTTTTATACACTCCATGATAAGACTGCTGACGTCAATCTTAAGATAGTCAGCTGCTTCTTTAAAGGTTAAAGTTTTGACACCTTCGTCTTCACTATTGTTTTTCAATGCCTCTTTATATCTCTTGCGCCTTTCAGCTTGAAGAAGCATCTCTCTTTCCCATCGCGCTGGGTCTTTCCTTAATTTCTCGTAATTTCGTCTTTTTTGTTCAACTCTAGACATTTTGACCCCACATGGTTATTTCACCACCCGTAACTTCGTTAATGCTTCATAGCGCTGTGCTAGTTCGTTGTATGCCTCGATCACTTCGTCACAAGAGTCACATTCATGACATATCTGGATTCGCAGCGTTGGCGATTGTGATACAACGGTTGCTTTACGCAGAATCAGGAAAATCCCTATCGCGACTAAGCTGAACACAATAGCAAGTCCGACAAGGTTACCCATGATGATCCCTAACATGAACAAACCAGAGAAGAAAAGTAAGCAAAGAGCTAACTTAATGGCGTCAATAACAGGTGTCAGTTTGAAAACAAGTTTTTGAATCTTAGCCATCATATCACTACCACCCCGTTCACAAACTCTTCCTGCATTGCTAAACGGTTTTGTTCTACCTCGACCCATTTCTGTGCGTAATGCAATGCCTTCTGTGCGTTCAGCAGTGGTGTGTCCTTAGCAGTCGCACGCATGGCGTACTTCAGCAGATTGCCGCGATAGTAGGCAACCTGCTCTTCAGCTGGCCATTGTTGGATAATGTCCCATGGTTGTATGGTCATTTCGACGTAGTGCTTACCGCCATACTGCATCTTGTTTACATTGTTCATTTTCTGTCCTTTTTGAGTTACTGATCTTCTTGGCACATATCGACTGTGAAAGTCTGTAACATGGTCTGAAGTTCACAATTAAGGATGTTGATGCACTTTTCTAAATCTTCGTATGTTTGCCCCACAGCATGGAGCAAATAGGGTTGTCCATCATCTTTTCGGGATAGCACGATAATCATTTATCTTGTCCCTTTTGATTGTTTTTGTATTCCCTGATTGCATCAATAGCATAGGCTATTACCCCACCGTGTATCATACCACTTGGTCTTGGTGCCTCGCCTTTCAGCCCCGCCATTATCAATTCGCCAGGTGAAATGTCAAGGTAATGCGCTGCCTCAGTGATAGACATTAACCTTGAACTAACCGAGTAGCTGTTTACTATTTCAAAATGACGTGCTGTGTCGTTCAGGGTTACACGACGGTGCTTCGTAGCTGGTGGGTTTACTGCACGCTCTAACCTTAGCTTTTCGTTGCGTATTGCGGTGTATTTGATGCTGTTCAACCGTCGTTTTTCTGCCCGTTCTTCTGGCGTTTGTAACACTCTTTTCTCAACTGCTCTTGTTGCTAGGTACTTAGCGCGCTGTCGATCATTTAGCTCTTTTTTGTTGCGTTCTCGATACCGACGGTTACGCTCTACTTTCTTTCTATGTTTTTCAGCTTCTTTCTTTTCGGTATCGTCTGGCGATACAGGTGAATCTAATTTATCAGCTGCCCTTTTTTCCTTAAACCGCTGCTGCCTTATGTGCGCCATCTCTGCTATTTTAGCCAGTCGCTCAGGGTTCTGCGAGTCTTTCAATTTAGCTCGTTCTTTGCGTACTTTGTCCGCCGCTAAATGCTTTGCCCATCGAACAGGGTCATTACGCAGCTTTGCATAATACTTTTTGTTTTTGTCCAACTTCTCCTCGTCCATGCGTCTTAGCCCCCATCAAACAGGTTGTTTTGTACCTTGTCGTTTGCATTCGACTCGATAATTGACAGAGCGTAACCAAGTCGAATACCAAGTAGCATAGCTACAATGATCGCGGTAGCAAATACGAAAGAGGGTATAAAGACAACAGAGAAACCCCATAAAACAAAACTAAGACAACAAAACTTCGTTACCAACGTCGAATGTTTTCTTAAAGTAAATGTAAGCTCACTCATTACTCATCCCTTTCACAAAGATGACAATCACAAAAAGGATTACGTTGTACAAAGCGAATAACGCTAGTGCTTTAATCATACATCACCCATCAAAACAAAAACAAAGTAGCAAGGATGAATAGGCTTGTTAGTACAAACCCGTTCATGATTAGAAAGACAAGCAAGATAAACATACATATGCCGTACATACCTATAACCCCCGATTGTTTAGCGAAACAATGATGGTTTTAATAGGCGCCGGACGCGAAGCGTCAGCGTAGCCGGCCGGCACTCTAGGTGCGCAACCAGCACAAAGCAAGGCCGTAATCAGCACAAAGGTGATTTTCATACATTACCTTTTTTTGTTTTAAAGAAATCGTGGTCGCCAATACTCAACACATGCCAACCATTTTTTCCGTTAGTCATACTTACAAAGTATTCCAGCGCCCGTTTCGATGTGCTATCTCCTTTAGCTGCACGTTGGCGCACAATGCTCAAGTTTGCAAAGTGCGTTGCTCCACCCGTCGGATCAACGTACCGCATACCCCGCACCATACGATTAAAAGCAAGTCGTTCCGATGCGTATTCAGGGCGCATAGCAAGCTCTAGGATAGCGTCTTGCGACTTGCCTCTAAGGACGGGTACAGAATGAGCAAACTCAAACTGCCCCTCTTGTATCACTGCCGCCATAGCGTCCCGCGCCATATTCATTTTGACACGATTGATTATAACGGCCGCTACAGCCTGCTTACCCTCCTCGCTTTGATTACCTGCCTCACCCTTCATTGCAATGATCGTAGCCGCTACATCAAGCTTGCTAAACGACGTGGGGAATTGTTTCACAACCTTCTCTGCTACCTTCAACGGTAACTGCACCATTGACGGATCAACCTGATTGCTCGCTAGCTTTTCGTTCTCTGCTTCTAACTTCTTGGCCTTCTCCATCGCTACATCGTAAGTTTTAGCCTTGTGCAGCACACCAGACACGTTACTGGTCATATCTGCAGCCTCTAAGCCAAGATAAACCAACCACAGCGAGCCGCAAGCTGCACTGGCCAGCATTGCCCCGACTGGGCGAGGTTTCTTTACAATTTTCTCTGCATTTCTCATTTTGCCCCCTTTGGTTTTTTGCAATCAACCATGATAAAGACATCGTCTGCGGTGTTTGAATGGATCGTCGTTTGCGTACAAACAAGTTGAATCGTTTCAGCCTTAGCTTGTCCAAATAGCACAACGACAATCAGGAAAATTGCTGCCAGTTTGTACATGTTAAAAGTCCTTTCCAGTGTTTGATGCATACATAGAACGAAGCAGCCAGCGTATTGCACAAGCGGCCTGTGTGCCCTTATCGCCATGCTTGGCAAGTTCAGGCTCCAAAATCGACAACTCATGTTCTGCAACGGCCATAGGCAAACGATGCTCATACATCCGGGCAATTGAGTTGATCAGCGTGTCAATCTGATCGTCTTTAAACACTTGTGACAATCGTTTGCGGATAACTGTTTCCGTGCTCATACCATACCTCCAACGATTGCAAAAAAAGCTACAATGCCGACAATAACCAGCATCAAGTCAAACAGCTTGCTAATAATTAAACTACGCATTGTCTTCCCCCTTATTGATTGCGGCAAACATGGCCATGATCTGCTCTTGTATCTCTTGAGGTGTAGTCTTTAGCTCTTGCGCCTCAATGGTCTTAACGGCCTGCCATTTAGCCGCAATTGTTTGCTCTAAGTTTTTGCGTGTCATTGTCTTACCCCTTCTCAATAATACGTTGTGTCTGGTTCGTAGTAATCTTCTGGTTCAGGTAACACCCCTATCTGATTGTCGATCCTGGTAATTAGGTCGGTTAAAGTGTTGAGCACATCTGATACAAAACGCAACTCTGAATCGGGGTCATTAAGCTGTATCAGCTGATTTGCTTCTGGCACTTCGTCATACAAAGAATCGAAATAGTCGTTAGCCTTCAGGTACGCCAATGCCAGCGTGTCCTGGACGCTCGATAGCTTGGTTGCATCCACGTTAATACCCTCCGATTGTGTCGATGGTTGTTCAGGTTGATTGAATGGTTCAGTGATTGCCAGCGGTGCATGGTGCGGGGTATCCGCTGGCAAAGGTGGGTTAAAGACGAAATAACCGCTGTCGTGGTGCAAGGCTATACGATCATGCCCAATTGCATCTAGTAGGCTTTCTTGGTGTCTTATCGGCGTGCTACGGGGTAACAGTCTCTCGACTGTATGCCCGTGGTATTCCGAAGGTGATTTTGTCATTTTGCCCCCATGCTAACGAGGTGTTCAGCCCCTCGTTATTTTTAGATTAGCAGCGAAAAGTTAAAGAACGATTAACGGGCTTTGCGAACGGTAAATCCCTTGCGTTTAAGCGTCAGTAGCACGCTCTCTAAGGTATCCGATTCTTGCATAAGGCTGATTACCTCCCAAAGCGCACGCTCGCCATTCTCATTGAGCGCTTTGAATGTAAGGCGTCCGCCTTGTGTGCTGTACGTTAGATCAAACTGGCGCATGTTATTTACCCTTTTGTTTTTTGATAAGTTTACGCAATTCGTTATTTTCTTTGATTAGTTCAACGTGCTCTTCTCTTAATTTTTCAAAACGTTCGTCTAACTCGCTGTAAGATATCGTGTCATTTTCAATCGGTGAATCGTCTGTAAGTGATACCAGATCGTCTAAGCAATTCTCGACTGCGGCAAGGTAGTTAATTAGATCGTAATCAGCATTGCCAGCTGATAGCGCTTGCATCTCTGCCCGTTCGATGCGTTGCCGTGTTTCAACAAGCAAATGCCCTATCGGAATATCCAAGTGATGTTTTGTAATGTCATACATGTTTGTGCCCCTGATTGTTTTGGGCAGCTTGATTGCTGCCCTATTTGTAGAATACGCGGTAAAGGTTAATTTAGTATTTACGGATAAACCGATTTATAAATTCCGCGTGCTAAGTCCGCACGCTCGTCATCGTCTATCGCTTCTGCAAAACCATCGCGCCATTCGATTGCTTGTTGGCCTTTTAATGCCACACCGCGAGTACCTGTGGGGTTTTTAGCGTAATCCCGTTGCACCGTAAGCCATTCGCCGCGTGCAATCCAACATACCGTGTAACCATAACCTTCAAAAATCACTGCGCTTTTCATTGTAGTCCTCTGATTGTTGCGGGCAGCTTGATTACTGCCCTATTTGTAGGATATTGGATAAAGGTTAATTTTCTGTTACCGCTTATTGAGTTTGATTGTGATAATGTTTTTTCCTAATTTCGATTTACCTTCGACGTATTTCCATGCGTGCGCTTCCTCGACTGTCATTCCGAAGTGCGCTTTAAACCAATCTTCTTTTTGTGCGGCTGGTTTTTTCGCGAAAAGGTTTTTGATAAAGTTAATCATTTTCGTTGCTCCCTTGTTTGTCTCTATGATTGTAGAATAGCGGCCAATTCCTAACGAAGGGTAAACGGGTAATTCAAATTTTCTCGAATTGATCGAAGCCAAGCAAAAAGCCTTCCGTGATAATCCAGCGATTAACGGCCTGCTTCGCTTCGAATGCATCGCGAAACATGCCGACAGCTCTGCGCTCGCCAGTGACGCTTGAATAGGCGAATCCCGGTACTCTCAGGCCGTATTTGTAGCGACCACGAACGACTTGCTCTGCATCGTCTCGCGTAGGATAAAGGCCTAGCGACGTTGTTCTTATGCCGACGTGGCGAATAACTTTGAATAGGTGTTTGTCTGCTTTGATCGTCAACGTTTCGCCGTATTTTTCATATTCTTCAATCGCCTCATCACGCTCCCTTTGCGTCGCGTGATAACCTAGGCTCGTTGATCGACCGTTTACCATTACGCGCGCTTGATATTGACTGCGACGGTTTAAAGGCTTGTCGGTTAGGTTATCTAAACGCTCAATATCCGAAATTCGCTTTTTGTGAATCTTTTCAGGCAGTGAATCATAAGCGCATGCCCATATTGCACGGCGCAAAGATATCAATTCACCGTTTGCGAGTGGGACGGTTAGCTGAATGCCCCTTTTTCTTGTATGCGCGATTGTGCCGTCATGATTTGCAAGCAATCCGTCAGGTGACAATTTATAAAGATCACGAACGCGTGAAACGTCAATCTGCTTAGCCTGAAACATTCGATTACCTTTCATTAAAGGGTTTTTTTCGACGGGTGATTCGCCGTAAAATAACCGTAAAGGCTGAATCAGGAATTGTCAAGCTGAAAAAAGGGATTCTTATAGACATTTTTTTTTCCTCTCTTATATATTCGTTAAGAAAATTCTCATCGATGAGTTAAACCGCTTGATAAAAGGTTTAAAGGGATTGTTTGATTTGTTGGTAAGATGCACTCCGTCCGGCAATTCGCTTGCGTCTTCGATAAAATTTTGCGTCAATTATTCCCACCCGTGGAAAATAAGTATATATAGTGAATTTTGGTTTTTTGCCTTAATTGCCTAAAATTTGCCTTATTTTGCCTTAATTCGTTAACCATAGACAACAAAAACATCGTAAAAACATCGTAAAAATATGCATAAAAGCTTGACAATTCTAAATTTAGGTTTTTTTCACAGTGTCTCATGGAATTAACAAAAAGTCAAAATTATCTTTATGGTTAATAAAACGTTAATTCGGAATAGCTAGTCGAAAAACACTCGAACGAATCAGCTCGAACGTCCGATAATCATTATTATGTTAAATGCGCTTTTCAAAATACCCGATGGCCATGCGTCGTCACTTAACATCGTAGCACCAATTCGTTAAAATTTCGTTAATAGACGATACAATTTTATTAGTTCAAATTGTATGCAATCTTACGTTGTAATGATTGATATAATTTAATTCAAAATTTAACTGATGCAATTTGAACTAATAAAATTTTATCTATACCCCCCGGGTAGGGCCGCCAAGGCCCGCTGCGGCTACGGGGATCAGCATAGAAAATTTTTTTAAATTTTTTTTCAACCATGCCCTTTTCAACCATGCCCTTTTCAATCATGCCCTTTTCAATCA